AGCCCTTTGATTATCTGTAACAGTTTTTGTATCAGGGTTTGATTCTAATAATTCTTTTATTTCTGCTGCATTCAGTCCCTGATAAATAACCCAGTTGTTAATATCATAAGTTCCAGCTTGGTCTACGCCCCCCCACTGATAGGTATTAACACCGGCTGAAGCATCGGGGAAACCTGTATTATCATCTACTACAATCACCGTTAGAACGGCGTCATCTTCTGCAACAGAATTTCTTAGCCAATCATCCCTATTAGCTTGTGTACCGTAAAAAGATGCTACAGCCGCCGCATCTGCAAAAGGTGAACCCGGAGGAACGATAACACGTTGATTAGTGCCACCACCCCCGGCAGAACCAGTGCCTAGTTTAAACCAACTCATTCTGTATACTCCGCTATGTTTAATGTACCTTCAGCGGAAATAGCTTTAGCCCATTCGCCATTAGATGAAGCATCATTCACAAAAAAATCATTAGACGGAAAAATAATATTATAGCCGCTTGTTCCTGTTGGCGCATTTTCGCCACTATGCAGCAATATACCGTTACCGCCTAAGTTTTGAACTCTTATTCTGTTACCTGAAGTTATTCCTGTAGCAGCATATAAATCTACCCAGACAGTAGAAGAAATTTTAACATTTGCCAATGTATCAGCCATTATTCAAGCCCTGTAATTTAATGAATTTCTAAGCCTAGCATCTGTTACTTTTACGTCTACTATTCTTTCGTCAACTCTTCCAGTAGAAGTTGTTACAGTAAACTTCACTTGCTCTAAGTTATTTTGCGCGGCTGAACTTTTACCCTGTAATCGATAGTTAATAATTAAACCATCGGTATCGCTACTTACTAACGTTAATCCTTCTGTAACTTCTGCATCATACATATCTATCAATTCATCAGCGATTAAATAAGCTTCATAGCGTTCGACAAAATCATTAATCTCGTCAATTTTTAAATACAAACTTGTGCCATCAATATCAGGTCGTGCAGGCTTTCTATAGAATCTCTGCCATCTGTTCCAACGCAAAGTATTACCACCACCCCTAGGCATTCTACGCGGATATTGAACAGGTCTAAGCTGTCTTTGTGCATTGTATCCAGAAACAACGGTGGAAGCCGTATTAGCTTGATTTAAAAGCGCTTGACTAGGTGGTATCATATAATGCTTTGAAAGACGCAACGCTAGCATTATAACGATAGAGGAATACACGCCAAAAGGCATTCCATGGTTTGATGCGGCTTGTGGTTCTCTTTCAAAATTATAATTTAAATCAATCGCCCATGCTTCTAATAATTCATACATCAGCGATTCTAAAACACTAATAGCCGTTTGTTCGTCATCTGTTTGTACAGGCGCAGTAATACCGCTAATGGCAAGCTCGGAAAGTGCCAACCTGTATAAATCGCCTTTCGTCTCAAACTGTAATGCCATTATTATTCCTTTAAATTAATGTAACAGAATTAAAAGGGGGAGCAATCCCCCCTATAATGTTACGCTCGAACAGCTACACCGTTAGCCATTGGGTTTCTATTGACAAGTCCCCACCATGTAAATATACGACACTTGAAGGTCAAATCATTGATATTACCATCATATGCCATATACATTGTTAAACCAGATTTAAGGCTAGAACTAATTACCTTTTGGCCACCAAATTCATTTAATAGAGTGATAGGCGCATCACCACCAACAATCTCTATTGAGTCTTTAGCCCAAAAAACATTAGCACGTGCAGAATCGTCTATATTGAACCTTTGCACAGTAGCACCGTCTAAAATCCGAGTATTTACATTAGCAACAGCCGCCTGCTCTGCTGTTAATGCTGGATCATCTAAAGCGATTGGCTTTGGATATACTTCGATAGAAGTGGCATTAGGAAGAGACACAATAGAGAAAGTCATATTGCTCCCTGTAACAGTTTTATCATCAAGACCTATTGCTTTTATCGTAGGATCACCTGTGTTTGCAAATGTTACCTTATCACCTACATTGTAACCGGAAGAATCAGCTACAGGGATAATGGCAGAACGGTAATCTACGTTCACAGGAGTTGCGCCGGTTGTCTGTCCGACAGGTGCGAAGCTTTGATTTCCTGTTACTGTTGTATCGGGAGAAGCGCCACCGGCTAAATTACCCAGATAAGAGCCACTGTAAACATCAAACTGCGCCACTTCTCTACCTATCATACCTGTGGCATATGATTCTTCTGGACGCCCTGACAATGTACCCCGTTCCGCCAAATCAGCCGCATAAACTTGTCTGTCTCTTTCATTTAGTATGAAAGATCTTACAGGGGAGTATACTTGGCGTTCATTTAAAATGGTTTGCGCTTCACCTACAAAATCATAACCATTTACTGCGTTTGAGCGATAGAACAACGAACCTTGCTGAATAACTAAATCGGCTATTCGTTTATTTAAGAAACTGGCTTGACGTCTGCCAGACTGTTCACCTCGACGTTCCCAAAAACGGATATCACGCAAATCATCAGCACGAAGTGTGAATGCATCGTTTTTAGGCTCTTCTAAGGTTGCTGGGTAATACTCTTCGATAACATCGCCAAAATTAGGTGCAGCTTGTCCCGAATCGTTGATTGTCCATCCTTCTTTAACCGGCGCATGTTGTTGAACTGGTCGCCAAATAATATTAGATGAATCCTGATATTTTGCAGGGTCTGGTCGGAAAACTTCGACCATATCTAACATCTGTGTTTGCGTTTCGTAGGTTTCAAGTGCATTCTCAAAAAGCACTTCTACCGCCTTTGCTGTTTGTAAAGTCATGGTTTACCACTCCTTCGTGTTTACGCCTGCTAGCTTAGCGGCCCGCTTGATATTGAAAGCCTTCTGCCTATCACCTGCCTTGTGTGCGGCTTCATAAGCTTTCTTATCCTTGCTTCCTGAAGGGGCTGTAGATTGATCTCCCTTCAGCTGTTTAGCGGGTTTAGGCGCTTTACTTACTCTGTTAGTAACTGCATTAAACTGTTGCTTCAGGGTGCCAAGGTACACAAGCGCCCGGCTTCCTGTTGCATCAGCCTGCAACTCTCTTTCTAGTTCTGCCATGTAAGAAGGGTTGCGGCTAAGCGCTACCATTACTTTTTCAGAACCGTCACCGAGCACAGCCAAAATATTATCTGTAACTAAATCTCCTTGACCGGGCCTGATTGAATCTAAACGACGTCTGACTAAAGAATCAGAGGCGTGATATTCATCAGCGGTTAGAAAACCTTCGTCTACTAATTTTGCCGCTCGATCATAATGACCATTTACCAATCGTTCGAGGTTATCGCGTTGCTGCCTTTGCTGCTGGCTTTCTTGTGATTCCTGTTGATAGCCTTTCAGCCTCTCATTCATTTTAGAATCAAACCAACTATCTAAAGCTACATTGTATTTTTCATCGTCGTAATCGTAATCCTCAAGTTTTGGACGTTTTACAGGAGCTGTTGCCACTGGCGTCGCTGCTGTCACTTGCCCGGTCTTGAGTTTTTCGATTTCCGCCCGAAGCTGTTCTACTTCGCTTTCTGCCTCCTTAGCACGCGCCTTTAGCTTATGCTTCATTGCTACATGCGTTTTAACTGGTACTTGATCGCTATTAGAGGTCTGTTCCTCAGTTTGCATCCATAAAGGAATGTCTTGGGCATCCGGCGTTTCCCCTTCTTCACCTGTTGCACTTTCAGGATCTAAATTTTCTTCGCCTTCTGCTGGCACTTCGTCTGATTCAGTGTCTTTAGCTTGTGCTTTCGCTAATTCGGCTGCTTCAGCTTCCGCATTCTCTTTTTTCAGCTCTTCCAGAGTTTTAGCCACGATATTTTAACTCACAGTGGTAATTGAGAAACCCAGTTTTAAAGACTGGTAACTTTATGCGTTTGCCCGCGCCCGGTAAAATTATTATACACCTTTTTCTATGCACTTCTATACATTGGCTCCGGTCTCAATGCTTGCGCTATTTTAGTTACATTATCTATCTGTTTTGATTGCGCATCTACACCGGCTTTTTGCGCGTCAATATTAACTTTCATTCGTTTTGTTTCAGCGTCGTATAATCTAACAGCCGCATTAGATTGTTCGGCTGCTGCCTTTTCCATTTCAGCTTGTGCCGCTATCATCATTGGATCGGGTTGATTAGATTGATTCTGCATAACTTGCTGAGCATAGGCTATTTCTTCTTCTGTTTCTGGCTCTTTAATGCCTTGTGCAATCAATTTCTTTTTAGCGTAATTGCGCACGTTCTCCATATCATAACCGGGCAGCATAGACAGATATTCCATTAACAGAATATCCCTTGTAGGATCTTGTGGCGGCAAACCATTAATTAACTCCTTCAATTCCTCTCGTGTCTGCTGCTTCTGCGTTTGGTAATTCATGCCCAAATCGGCGTAAATCTCAAAACGTGCCGTTGTTAAATCATTATCCATTTGCAGTTGCATAGTTTGAGGATTTAACGTCTGCTGCATTAATGTTTCAGTTTTGCGTGTACCATCCTGCATGGTCAATGTTATTTTACGTGTTGTGTCGTACACTTCAGACGCCATGCTAGCGAATATTTCCGCGTCCCTTCTTAGCGCCATCTTGTAATTGTCATGGTAAACGAATGACTGCATGTCCATTCGATTCTGTAACGCTAATACAGCTTTTCCGCTGGCGTCCGGGTCGGCTATATCTTGGGGTAAGCCGGGATTAGCCACGTCTTCTATAGCCTGCCTAGAAAGGTCTATGCTAGCCGCCAATGCATTTGGTATAGGCTGTTCTGGCATAGTACCAACAGCGCCCTGTAACGGCTTACCATTCATGTCTACCGAGTTCATTAGCAAGTAGGGATAATTGTTATCCGCACCGTTTTCCTCGTACATGTATTCATAACCGCTAATTTGTTCCGGGAAGAATATCGGCTTAATTCGTGGCGAACGGCTAACAATATCAGCAAGGTAAGACATCTGAAAATTACGTAGCCGCTGTGGATCTTTCGCTAATCTTGTTACTCCTTCGTAATGCTCTTCACCTTCAACTACTGCACGTTCTCCATAGAAAGGAACAACAGGCAAATTTTCTCCCGGTATCCTTGAGGTGTCTAATATTCCTTCACCGGATACTATGTAACGCGTTACTATATAACGATCTCTTTTTATTTCTTCTTGATACTGAAAACCACCAGCTATTAAACTTTCTTCTTCCTCATCGTAATTATCTTCTAATACCTCTCTAGGCGTTCCCATTGGATCTACAAATATATGGATAGTTTCTGTTACTTTTTCTCGGTGATAGAACTTACCCACGTAAAAACGTTGGTCTCTACTAATCCAAGGGAAAACATAACTTTCTTCCGGCCACTTAAAACTAACAGGGGTAGATTCTTCTCCTGTTAATTCTTCTGATAGTTTCTGATAACCTTCTTTAGAATAGCGCTGCAATACTGATACATAATCAGCATCTGATTTATCCACTAGCTTAGCGTTAGGGTCGAAAAATACTGTATTGTTTCCCTCATACAAGGGAATTCTTTTTATTTCTTGTAACTGACCTTCACCCGTGTATTCATTCGCTAATTCCCACGCTGAAAAGCCACAAACTATAGTCTCTTGTTGGGAAACAGCAAAAGCTTCTAAACTGCTATTATGGCGTGTGGTGGTTCTGTACAAACCATCCATAAGATCGGCTGCATCGTAATTGTCCCCGATAGGCTCAAAATCTACCTGCACGGGGTTTTCTTTCAACTCGGAAATAATATGGCGTCCAGCCTTGCGGAGAATATCAAACTGACCTCTATATTGTAGCTGTGACTCACCTAATACTTGATCGTCCCATTGTGTCACATTATAAAACACCAAATCATCAGAGGCGTTTTGTCGTGTAACTTGACCACGTGTAAACGCATCGTCATGCATTTTTAAAATGTCTTCAATTTCTAGCATTAGCGGCGTCCCATGGGTTTAATAGGTCTAGGTATATATGCTTTTCCGGGCTGCTTTTTCACTATGCAATCGTCATCAAATGACAGCACGGCAGCATCAAACAAATTTGGGGAAGGTATTTTAATCTTATCACCATTCCCGGTAGTAACGCCACGCCTTAGCTCGTCTTTAGAAAAGAACATGATTTTATCGGATGGTTTCAATGGTGTTTTGCAGCATTCGGCGCGAAACTTGGCTAGCATTACCTTGTCTATTTTGCTGCTGAAACTCACCATTTCATCGGGATCTATATAAACATCTCCTTTTTTTGTTACAGCTTCGTAAGTCTTTCTCATACGCTCCGCAAAGTTAATTATATTTTGCGCCTTTTTGTTTTTGAAAACATCCTTAACCTTTGCGCCCTTTTGAATATTGTATTCATCATTGTATAAAAAAACTGCTTCCGGGTTATGTGGTGATTCACTTCCTTTATATTGGAAGTAATTTACCTTTGTGCCATGAAAGTTACGCTTTGCTTGATCTCGTAATAACGCCCCCATCCCGTCACAATCCCATCCAAAACTATCGACACCATATTGCCTAGCTTTTTTACAAGCCACGTCGAAAGCCCTATTTGCATTTTCTCCATCCAATTCTGTAAGCTCTTCAATAAGTACGCCATGTCTAGCACAATACCCTTTTTCATCTAATCCGGTATCCGATGGATCATGTCCCACCACTTTAGCGCCGCGTGGTTCAAAACCTAATTTAATATGCGCATCTATACAAGCATCAAACCAATCAGGCAA